TTCGTTTTTGGATGAATTGCGCAATTTGCGCAGAATGGAGATCAGCAAGAAGCCTACCAGATGAGAGGGGTTCCCCTGGCTGGCCTGCCCTGGTGCTGGCCGTGGTGGGGTGTCGCAAAGTTGTCGAGGGTAGAGCCTAGAAGCGGGAATGCCCGTTTTCATCTGGCTCGTATGCCGGTTTAACTGCGGAGTTTGCGGCCAGTAGTGGCGAGGGGGGTGGCGGTTTACTGCCAATTTGGGTGCGGAGTTGCTGTCATGGTTACCCGGACACTGTCCGAGAAACCGTGACACTTCTTACCGTGTGTCTCGGGGAATCCAATGTGGGAGGGGTCGAAGTCGGAGAGGGGAGAATCTTCCCAGCTCGGAGAGGGTCTTGCGGATTGGCTGAAAAGTCAGCCGCTGGTGATCATGGCTGCCCGGATCCATATGCGGTTATAGGTGCGGTGGGAGGCATGGGCTCGTTCCAGGTGACGGGTAGGGGATCACGATTTCCTTGATACCGTTACTGAACTTGGAGCACCTTCCCCATTTTTGGGAAAGGTTTCCCATTTCGGGAAAGCTGGGGTGCTCACAGCCTGAGTATTCCGCCCCCGGTCAGGATCTCCGTCCGCTCATCCTGTTGCCGGTCATGTTACCCCAATCGCGGCTTTCAGCGTGCCGGTCGGTGTTCCACTCCATAAAGACAAAGCCCGCCTAGTACGACCCAAGGGCTCCAATTGCCCAAGCGTGGTTCACCAGAACGGGCTTGTTGAACCGCTTGGCTTCATAACGCTGGGCTCCAATTGCTCAGTGCGAACTTCCAAACGGCTCATGGTAAGCATACCACGACTCGTCCTGGTTATCTGGGAAATCACCCAATCAGGTTATCTAGGATCCGGTCTACCTCCTTCCAGTCTCGCCGCTCGCTGTCCAGCAGGTGGCGCAGGGTGGCCCGTGCCTCGTCCCGGTTTCTGGGTCGCAGTTCGGCCAGCATAACGGTGAAGATGAATTGATCCCGGCTCCACACCTCCTGATGGGTATCGTAATCCTTGCTGCAAGCACGGCGCAGGCGGTAAAGGTCATCCCAGTAAGCCAGCTCATGCAGGCAGTCGCTCAGGGTGTGCGGCATCAGCTCAGGGTGCGCCTTGAACCGCTCGGCCACCAGCTCAGGGGGATAGTCCCATGTCTCCGTCTCCAAACCGCGCAGGCTCTCCAAACAAAACGCCTCGGCTTGGGTGTCGTCCCACAGCGCATCCCCGAACCGGCCGATGGCTTCGGCCTCATTGGCTCGCCGTTCAATGGAACGTTTGGCGAGGCCATCGAGGTTAGCAAACCCTATGCTGCCCAGTCCGGCCAGCACATGCCCCCCTTTGCCCACCAGCCATTTGCCGTAGCGCTTCTCCAACTCATCTGATGGGGTGGTGATCCGCCCTGCCGCCTCCTTGGCCTGGGCAATGCGTACCGGGTCGCCCGTCCCTATCACTTGACGTAGCCAAAGCAGGGCGTCGATCTCCTTATCCCCGGTCACCACTTCCTGCGGCGGCAGCTCTGGCACCGCTGGCAGTGTCTCCCCGCTGCTTTGTAGTGGCGGCAAGGTGAACATGGCCCGGTGTCTCGGGTTGTCGGTGAAGAGGCCCGACCGGCTTATGATGGATTTCACCGACCCCAGAGAGAGGCCAGCCAGAGAAGCCACCTCGCTCAGTGAATGTTTGCGGCGCAGGGTGATCACCTGCTCGCGTTGTTCGTTGGTCAGTCGCATTGTGCCCCCTCAGCGTTCAGGTTGCCCCACAGCTCAAACGCCTTTGTCAGCCACTCCTTTAGCTTGCCATTGCGCACATCATCGGTGGTGGCCTCAATCACATGCCATCCCATCAGTAGCGCCTCATTCATCTTGTGTCGGTCGTTTATGAAGCCCTCGGCACTGACATGATGCCCGCCAGAGTGAACCCCGCCGTGGATCTCAACGGCAATCATCTGGGTGGGCCAAGCATGATCAAAGCGCCATCGTCTGACCGGGTGGAATACCAGCTCGTTCACGCATGAGGGGAACGCGCTCATAACCTCGGCGGTGGCCGCTGCCAGTTCGGCGGTCTGCGCTCTCACTCGTTTGTTGTGGATCTCTATTTTGGCCTCGGCCCGCTCTTTGTCGGTGGACATAAGGGCAATACTGCAAGGAAACATGGCAACCCCCTGTTGCGCTAGTTAAGGTATTACATTTACGAAACAATTCATGGCGCTTTCACTGGTGTACCTCCCCCGGTGAAAAGTTTTAGTGGGTTATTGTCTACCTCTCTACCCAAACAGTGAAACCCAGTAACAGCAAGGCTTTGAGCGGGTAGGCAGTGCCTTTTGATTCTCTACCCACTCCCTACCTAATCACCCTGCTCTCTCCCCCTTTATTGATGACAACTCATCAGACCACTAACAAAGATGAAACAACGCAAAAAGGTAGACTAGGTAGACTGTGGGTAGAGAGTAAATAATTACTGTCTACCCCTCTCTATCCCTTATGTAGCAAGGCTTTGAGGCCATTGGGTAGACAGGGTAGAGAGACTTTTCAAAAAGTCCTACGTATAGGGGGAGCCGATAAAGGAAAGGTGCCATATTGGCACCTGCTGGGGGTCGTTCTGGCTGGCATCATTCCTCGATATGGACAGCTTGAGGCATGAACACTTCTGTGGCCTCGGTGGGTGTTGCATTAGTTTGGGCATACCCCTTCACTTTGCGCGTGATGTACTCCCGCCCGAGCTCTTTGGTGGCGCTCTTTACCGCCTGGCTGAATTTCTGGACTGACAGCGGGCGGCCCAAGCCGTGGTAGTCAAGATAGGCCAGATAGAGGTGATAGAGGTAACGCCGGGGCTCCTGTTTCACGCTGGGGTTGCCGCCCATGAATAGCCCCTCCGGTTTGTCCATGAAGGTCAGCATGGCGCACAGGTCGATCACCGGATCTGTCGCCCGCTTGATGGCTAAAGCGTCATCAGAGCAGCGTTGCTCCAACAATCGGATGCGGGCTCGCTCCGGGTCGGCGAAGAGGGTCAGCAAGTGGCGGATCACCACTGGCAGCTCTGCGGCTATCTTCTCCCCCAGTAGCGGATCTTTGTCAGCCTCTGTCACCACTTGGTTAAAGGTGAAAATCACCCTTCGGCGTGATACTCCCCCATTACGCTCGGTGATCACCATCGGCTCATTATTGGTCGCCAGGACTACCGCACGCAGCACAGCGGCAAACTGTTTCTCGTACTTCCCGTCAATCTCAACCATGTCCCCGCCAGTGATCGCCTTGATGCCACTGCCATCGCCTATGTACTTGGGTTGGTCTGGCAGCAGGATGAGCCGCTTATCCACAAACTGAGCGCGGCCCCTAGCGTAATCCAAAGCGGCCATATTGCCGGAACCTGTATTGCGCGGCCCACCTGCCAACATCGCGGCGATATTGGCGAACACGCTCTTACCGCTGCCACCCTCGCCAGTCACTTCAAGGAACAACTGCCAGTCATAGCGGTTTGCCAGAACCATAAACAGGGCGGCCTTGATGCGCTCCATCTTGCCAGCATCTCCCTCTGCGGCGTGGTTAAGCCACTTGGTAAAGCTGGGTGCGTGGTGCTCGATACATTCACCAGGTAGCGGAGCTGCGTACTCAATACCATTGTGGTTCAACAGGCCATCGGATGGCGAGTGGGGCCGGAATCGGCGGGCGGCCATGTCATAGACCCCATTGGCAAAGCCGATCAGGTCGGCGGCAGGCTGCCCTAGCGCCGGGATCATTAGCTTCATGGTTGAGACGGCAGCGCCGACACCCTTATCACTGAACGGGGCGCTATGCTCGGTGAAGATGGCCGCCATCTCGCGGCGCAGCTCATTATCTGTCAGCGGCTCCCACAGGCTTCCGCTGTAGTGGTAGACCCGTTCCGCCTCCATATTGATAGCCACCTCACCCAGGCGCTCCACCAGCAGAGCCGCCCGTTGGCTGGCGCTCATTTTGTCGATCATTGGTGCTGGCGACTCATGTTCTGGTTGGAGCGGGATCACTTCGGCCAGCCAGGGAGCCCCTTCCCTCTG